GATTATTCCAGCACTATAAGTACCGTATTGGGCATGGAGGTAGTAGGTGGTAAAAAATATCTTATTTTGTCCAATCTTAAATCTAAAATTCGAATAGATGGCGTTTCAAAAGTATTTTCTCTTAAAGAATTAAAAAACAACAATGATGGCATTACGTATTTGTTGGAATTATATGATGGGCGTACAATTGAATATTTAGAGACGACAAAAAGCAATAGAGATATAAACAGAGAAGTAAATTGGGGAGGTTGGGGAAAAATAGAAAATCTTAATTTTGATTATGAACATTCGACGCCCGGGGTTCATTATAATTTAAGTCAAAAAACACCTAAAGTTTCTTATGGAAATGAGCCAAAACCGTTTGCCGAATTAATAGAAGCGTTTAAAAAATATTATAATATACAAAACAAAGAAAAGGAGAATGAAAAAATGAAAGAGGGCACAAAACAACCAAATATGCAAGGGATACTTGACGAATGGAAAGAAATAAATCTGAAATGGATAAATGAGTTAAAAGATGCAAAAAGAGAAGAAATTTATAACGAAAGTGATCAATATAAATATATAAAAGGATTTATTGATCAGATGTGTGATATCACAAAAGGCGCAAATAAAAAAATACGAAATGAATTATTGGATGTTGGTGATGTTTTGAATTTGTTTGGACTTGTGCATCGAGATGTTTTGACAGAAGATCAAAGAGATGAACTTGACGCCTTGTATGGAAACTTTGATACTACAAAAGGTGCAATCAATAAAGATTATGATTTGATGACAACGTGGCTTAAATCTTGTGATACAAGGGAACAGGAAATTGATTATCTGATAAAGGCAAATGTTATTGACGAAAACAACAATATCACTCAAAACGGAAGATTTTATTACTAAAAATGCGTACAGGAAAATATTTTCGTAAAAACGAAAAACAGATAATGAAAGATTTACGCTTCACACCCACACCCGGTTCCGGGTGTGGGTGGGTACACAAAGAAGACGGACAATCTCAACACGCCATCGCGCAGCTTAAATCGACAGACGCCGACAGCGTTCGAATTAATTTGTTGGATATAAAAACGCTTGAAAACAACGCGGCAATATCTCATAAAAATCCAGTGTTTGTGGTGCAGTTTTTACAGACACAAGATGTTTATTTGTTGATAAGGCCTACAGACGAGATATTAAATATAATACATTCCCCTCAGCAAATAACATTTGATATAGACTTAAAAAATCATGAAATACAAAATGAAAATGTCAGATCAGATACAGATAAACATAATAGTTACATAAAAAAGGTGCAGGAAGGTTATGAAACAAAACGAATACAAAGTGAAAATATGTGGAAAATACGGAGGGCACAGGGTAAAGAAAAATCAAAACGTGAACTTGACATTGAGTTTTGAATATGACCAACTTCCAGTGCTCTTAGATTTGATTGTTGGGCTTAATATTGAATTGCTTGCTTATGTCAAAAAAATAGATAGTGGCAAGAATACAAAACTCGGTTATGTGAAAATTGATGAAATAGTAATATTCGGTGACGGTTCAAGTGAAGTATTTTTTGACTCAGTGTCGGAATATATAAATCATGATACTTTAGGCTATCTAGCAAACAACCATGTTGAGGAAAACGCAACGTTAGGGTTTAAATTTAGTTTGGAGGAATAAAAAAATGGAAAAGGAAAAAACAATTTTAGAGCACATGGCTACAAGGGCTGCATTAACAAAAATTGTAGGCTTTGTTGTAACACACGTAATTATGTTTGTATTTATTTTCTTTACAGCAAAGTTTACTAATATAATTATTATTATGTTGCATGAGGAGGATGTAGGTTGTTTTAAATGGGTTTTTGGTGTGTTTATATTATTGTTTTATGGCATTAAAGTTATTACAGCAAATTCAAAATAAAAAAATAATTAAATTATTTTTAAAAAAGTACTTGACAGAATTTAATTCCTGTGTTACAATACGAGTATAAAAAATACAGGAGGATGATTCCAATGACTAACCAAATTATTATCAATCAAATTCAAAAGGTGATGGATGTTGCTGTAAAAAACTCAAACGCATACTATTTTACACCTGGCAAAAGCGCGGCTGATAGGCGTTGGCGCGAGTCTCAAAACAATATATCCGTTTTCTCATTCACCGAGGGCAAAGACACTTGGGAGCTCGGATACAACTACAGAGAGACGTGTGGCAACGTTTATGCAAAAGGTCACTATATACGCAATGGAAACAAAACAACCCTTCTAGCGGTCAGAGGCCTGCTTAAAAGAGCAATCGCAAGTAACGGCGCCTCGATAAAGGAAATAGGTGATTGTGATGCATAGATTTGTAGTTGGAAAGTGCTATGGGGTATACAAAAGCCCCATAGCCACGCACCCTGATTATATAGCGTTCATTGACAAGATAGTTGGTCAACATGTGGAATTTTCCATTCTCAACAGTTTTTCAAAGCAATTAATTTCCCGCGAGTCGTTTATACGTTCCGTTATGGATGTAGGGGTGGATGGCTACGAGGCGTTTGATTTTGAGATATTATCAACCTACACAGTACGCAGCGTGGATTGCGTTGAAAGAAAGAGGTAGTTAAATGAACGAGTTTGTTGATTTTTTAGTTTTGGTTGAAAAAGAGAATGGAAATTGTATTGGTGACACTTTTCTTTCCTATGAAGCTGCACATACATTTTTTAGAGCTGCTGACTCAGAACCATATTTACAAGTATCGTTAATAAAAAGAAGTATAATATTTTTTGAAAAATCAAATACACGTATTACAAATTTTACTTTGTTGGAAAATAAATTATACATTAAGCCTTACGCAAGGATAGTATTATAGGAGCAATCTAAAATGGAAAGTGTTACTTTGCTTAAAGCAAATAATTATCCAGCACACAAACTGTTAATTGAAGCATTATACTACTTTGATGAGGGGTGTAAATCTCACAATTATGAAATAGTAGCTAAAGCTGAGATAATGTTACAAAGTTACAAGGAAATGTTAAATTGTTTTGGATATGAAATAGAATACAATTTTATGGACATGCGTTATAAAAAACCATCGTCTTATGTGGGAGGTTTAAGATATGAGTGAGTATTTTAATTTAATTTTTTTAAAAGAACATGCAAATATAGGTGGTAGAAAAATAATAATAACAGAACATAGAGATTATGAAAAAGCGTTGAAACAATTTAACGTAGACGGTGAATGTACAGGTGTGTGGCGGGATATTACTTTGTTTGAGCGATTTGAAATGGTTTTACCGGGAGGCAAACGTTGTACAAGATATACACCGATTGATACAAAATATTTTTAATTTATTTTAAAAAAACACTTGACAAACAATCAATTTTCTGTTAGAATGTAAATATAAAAAACAGATAGGAGATTGAGGTCATGAAAATTAGTAAAAAATCAAATCAAAGGAATTTTGTAGTTAATCTTGAACATTACACAGAGTCTAAATTAAACGAAATGGCAAAAAAGGGTATTATAATAAAAGACACACCTCCTTATTTCAATGAAAGTGGTTGCTACAGGGTGTCCGCAGATGATTGTTCAACAGTAAAGGTAATTTTAAATGATTATGGGCATTATACGACGGTAGTAGTTCACAATACAGGTATGCAAATAGTAATAGAATTGTAGATTATAATTGTTGGTAAATGAATCCCCCTGATGAGTATGTGAAAATTCATACGAAACGCCAAATACGGCGTCGGGGACAAACCCAAAAATAAAATAAATAGTACAGGAGTGATGTTATATGGGAACTATAGACGAAAACAAGATTATTGAGTTGGAAAGAAAGATAAAAGATTTTTTTGATTCCGGGAAAGCATTTTTTGATGCGCTTGCAGACATGTTTGATTCCAAACCTTGCGCTGGTGCAAAAGCGCCGGAAAAGAAGGCTACAGAATCAACTACAACGGCAGTACCGGAAAAGAAGGGCAGGGGAAGACCGCCTAAAGCCAAACAACCTGAGGAAGTTGTAAAGTCTCCATATGAAGGCAAGACGGCAAGGGAATTGCACAAAATGTGTGAGAGCCGCAGTATAAAGGCTGAAACAAAGCAAACAGCTAGTTATTACATTGAAAAGCTTGAATATGCCGACGAACAGATCAAAATCGCCAAAAATAAAAAGTCAAAGACGGCTCCAATTCCGATTCCCGACGAGGACGAAGACGACTGGGATAATCCGGAAGATGAAGACGATGACGACGAGGAAGAAGAAGACGAAGACGACGAATGGAACCTTTAATTGAGCGATTAAAATAGGTTATGTTTTTAAGTGGAGCGGAGATAAATTAAATAGTTTTTATTTTTACCGCTCCACATATAAAATTTTTGTAGGTGAATGAATGATGATAAAAATTAACGCTATTTTAGCTTTAGACGTGAGAACTCGAGATAACTGGTTGTTGTTGCAACAGGAGTTATTAAAAATAAAACCTATAAAAAAGAATCACAAAAATATAGAGGAAGATATAGATTTTAGGTTGCTTGAACGGCTTTTGATTGAACTTAGAAAAAAAGATTTGGCAATATCCTTTATTATGTCGGATGAATACAAATACGAAGCGGTATTGTTGGGCATAGGCCGGTGGAGGTTGCCGGATGAAGACGGGGAAAAATTATTATACAAAGTGATAGGCAGCATGGTTTGCAATTCAATTTACGAATGCGTCGCCAAGTCTACGTTGGCGTTATATATATACTATCAAAATAATAAACAGGATAACAAGAAGTAATAAAATAAATGTGTTGTGTTGAAAATGGGAAATAAAATCACAGATCAGCCGGATTTAGGCAAACGGACGGCTGCACAGGTAAGGGAAGATAAATATAAAACTGCTAAGGCAAAAATAATCGTACAATACACAGAAGAAGAGTTGTGGGAAATGAAGCGCGAGGAAGTGACGGCAACGCTCACGGAACGTCAATCACGCTGGTGTGAAATTTATGTTAGAAGTTTCAATCCTGAACTTGCGTGTGTGAAAGCCGGGTATTCAAAAAAAAGCGCTTCTGCTGTCGCTCGGAGGTTAAGAAAACAAAATAATGTTTGTGTATATTTAGCTTGGTTAAAACTCAGGGCTACAGACACACTTGATATTCAGGTCGATGATATTTTACGGCAGTATGCAAAGATAGCTTTTGCAGATATTACTGATTATCTTACGTTGGAAAACGGCGTGTTGACATTGATTGACACAGATCAGATTGACGGTCAGGTTGTTAAATCATATAAAATGTCAAAAGACGGCATTAAATTAGAGCTGCATGACAAAATACAGGCGTTAGATCATTTATCAAGATTTTTTAGCGAAATGCCCAAGACTTGGCAACAGAGAATAGAAGAGCGCCGGGTAGAAATACAGGAGCAGAAATTAGAGTTGGAAAAAGAATCCCTTGGAAAAGCTACAGAGGAGCAAGCGGAAATAGGGACGGCGTTGTTAAACGCATTGAAAGGAGTCACAAACGATGTCTGGACGGACGACGAAGAAACCGAATAAAGGTAATGTTAAAAAAATAAGCGCAGGAAGGGTTGCGGCATTGATTTTGTTTTGGATATTGATAGCTGCAAATATAGCCACTTTAGTAGCCGCTGTATTCGTCAATTTTATTAAACCGCTATATCACAAAAATACAGCAAGCGAAGAAGAGATGAATGAATATCAAAAGGTAATCGATCAAATAAAAGAAGAAAATGCAGCGCAAGAACCAGCTATGCAAGTATCTCCACAATTGGTTGATGAATATTTATATAAAGAATTAAAAAATATATTATTTTGTCCAAGATGTGGCAGAATAGCTGAATATGATACATATTATAAAAAGTTTTATTGTACAAATAATAAATGTAATTGGGCGGCAATTAAAGCGGCAATTACAGAAACGGATGATAAAGAAGAAAATAAAGATTCTTCACACGATGAAATTCAAAAAGTAGAACCTCCACTTAAAAGTACAGAAAATATATGTGCGGAGGAAGATCAAAACGTAGTAGATCAACCGGAGGAATTATCAGTTTACAAGGAGCCGGAAGTAATGGTTGATTTTGACGATGTCAAGATACTATCACAGATGATATGTAAAGAAGCTCATGGACAGCCTTACAATGGCAAGCTAGCGGTTGGGCAATGTGCTATGGACCGCCTGGATACAAACCCAGGCAGGACACTTAATTCAATCATAGATCAGCCAGGAGCATTTAAAAAGGCATCGTCGTCTTGCCAGGACTGCATTGAGGCTGCTAAAGATGTGTTGATGGGTATAAAGGGCGTTCCGGGATACAGAGTGTACCATTTTAGGAGGACACAAAGAACAAGCGATTGGTATGCACCACACATATGCACTATTGGAGATCATTCGTTTTATGGTTGGGCTGATGGCAAATCAGATTTGCTTGATGAGGTGGAATTGTTTGAAGATGAAATTGTAGAAATTAATGTTGCGCAAGAAATAGAATAGGAAGTGATTGTTATAAAAATTATTATAATATTGGTTTTTGGTGCATTGATTATAACCGTGCTAGCTACAATAGTTATAATGCTTGTAGCAAAGAAAATGAGTGCAAGAAAATTAGATGAAATGTTTACAGGTAGATGGAGTGACATTAAGAAATAAAAAATTTTATGATATATTTAAATAGGAGGATGATAAAATGTGGATATGGATAGTTTATTTGGTTGTTTTATCTTTTTTAGTTGGAAATAGTTTTATAAGGATAGGAAAACTTGAAAAAATAGTATTAAATATGATAAAAGACGATATTAATCTATTGGAATATTTGAGTAATAAAGGTGGGTAAAAAAATGGAAAATCTAGTTGAAGTAATGACACTTGTATCAGATAAATCAGTAACAGGTATATTTATGTTGGCATCCTTGATAGTAGCAGTGTTGGTAATAATGGAAGTATCAAAGGTCAGACGCAAATTAGAAGACGTTGAAAGATATATTTATACAGCAATAACCAATAAGGAAGAAAAGAATGATTTTATTTTTACGAATGATATAGAAGATAGGTGATACAAAAATGCTTTGTAAAGATTGCAAATACTTTGTTAAACAAGGGTATACACCAGATAAATATTTTGAATATGGTATTTGTAAAATTAAAAAAATAAATGTTTGTGGAAATGATATTTGTGTGAGTAAAGAAGCGCAAAAAGTATAGAATTACCCGGAGTAATTGAACCTTCTCTGTTCGAAGCGTCTGGATTTTTTAACTCCTCCTTTATGTTTTTGCCAGACGGGAGCCGGGTTACAAATAAAAAAGTAGGTGATAGTATGGCGAGGTTGAATAATATTGAAAAATTTATCATACCTGTAGGCAAAGAAATTTTATTTGATTGCGAAGATACCCCGGATCGCGATATGTTGGAAGATTTAATTATAAAATACAAAGAAGAAATTGCACTTTTAATAGGGCTAGAAATGTTGGAAATGAACGTGATTGATTTTGATGTTTATAATACTGATGGATATTGGGGGCATTTTACAGGAAAAGTCAGATTGCTTGATAAACATTACAAATTATAGGGAGATGAATTATATGCAGGAATACAAAACATATGGCGACAAGCTGCGCGAAATGCGTATAAGGTCGCGTTTGACTTTAGATCAAGTGGCAAAGGGTTTAGAGGTATCTTTGAACACCGTGTACAGGTGGGAACACAACTTGGCGTTTCCGCGCAAATCTAAGAGGGAGGCGCTTGCAAGGTACTACAGCATTCCTATGAACGTCCTGGAGTCTAGCAGTTTTGAGATCACGGCAGTCAATGAAGTGGAACCAGAGCTGCTTGGGTGGTTCAGGCAGCTATCACAAACAAACAAGTACAAGGTAATCGGATATATTGAACGTTTGGTGTTGGAAAGCAGTCAGGAGGTTTAGTTATGCCGGCATTATATAGGGTTTCTTTAATCATGCCAGAAAAGGAGCTTCAAATAGAAGAAATTGAACTTGGGAAAGAAACAGAAAGAGAATTAAATTTTAAGGATAAAACCGGAAGGCACCCGCTTTATATAACAAAAATAAACAAAGATAAAATAGGCGAATGTTACGAACAGTTTGGATATACTTTTTATTGTTACGAAGAAGGCATAATTGACGCGCTTAAACATTTTCAGAAAATAATACACGGCACTTTAAAAGAGTTGAGAAAATCATATAATGAAAACTTAGAAGTTTATAGAAATATTAAACGTGTGATATCGGATAGGTTAGGGAATTAAAATGAAAGATATGTATATTCTTAAAGGCAAATACTTTGATGGTCGCACCATGTATATAACACGCATTTTTCCTTCACCTCTTAATGTTTTTGATATAAATGAGGCACAGTTATTTGAATGCGAATTTGCAGCAGCGGAATATTTGGAACGTAATTCCAATTTTTATCCTAATATGCAAATTATACCAGTAGATGTTACTGTTGTAGAAAAACAATTATAGATGGCAGTTTAATGATTATTAAACAACCTATAAACCAATTTGAATAATTAATGAAGAGGTAAAAGTATGGGTGATTTATTAAATATACTCGGGATTTTAGTTTCAGTTGTAATGACAGTAACTTATCCAACTATTATTTTTAGTTATTTTAAGCTTAAAGGGGAAGTACAAAATGCTAATAAAGAAATAGATATTCTAACTAATAAAGTACAATATAATTCAGATTTTTGTAAAACTTGCAAATATATGAATTATTACAAACGCAACAATATAGAGATAGATTAGAGGAGATAAAAATGATTGCAAGTAAAACAGAATATTTAAAATTATTTGGCAACATTGTTCCGGTTGGTGTTATGTCAATGGCTCGTTATGCTTGTGTAGCGTGTAATTCATGTACATGTGTTGGTTGCATGTGTAATTGTCGATGTTCATGTGATGGTGGCCGTCTATCTGAATTCAAATGGGAGGTGATTTAAAGTGGGTCCAAGTTTTTGTGTTGCCGTTAGAGAAGAGCTAGACTATTTACAACGCACGGTTAGGAAACTAGAAGAAAGAATTAAACGAAATACTAATGAAATTATAAAATATATGAAAGAAATTACAGCATATTTAGAAAATGAGGTTGAATATGAACGTAATAGATGATGTTCAATTATATTTATTGCATCTTGCGAAACAGAAAAGTTCGTCTAAGAGAAATTTTATTATAAAAAACATACATGATAAAGATTCCATAAAATATGGAGATTTGGTTGAAATAAAAATAGGATCAGATTTATGTTATATATCGCAGGTTGAACACGGAACACTTAACGTTGATGATTTATTTGTTTATTTTAGAGATCGTTCAATTATGTTATATGAAAGTGACTATAATGTTTACGGTTACGGCAGATGTCAAGGAACAATTAAAAAAAATAGAGAATGTATTTATGCTGTATATCGTAAAGATGATGAAGATAATTATAATTGCATTTGGAAAAAGAGTTGGAAAAATGGATAAAAATAAAAATGTGGGTATTTATATTAAGTCTCAAAGATACAAATATGTTTGATTGAAAATAAAAAATAATTTACTTAAATGGGACGAAATAGATAGTAAAAAAAAGAAATGTTTTTTAAATGAATAGGAGAGTGAAAAATTATGGCAAAAATAGAAGAAACAAAGGATTTGTTGAAGAAAATAAAGGAACTGAGTGAAAAATTAGATAATATAGTGAGTGCCAATTCACTTAAAGCTCCGGAAGATGAAAAATCATTTTATGATTGCAAGGATAAAGAAAAAACATGGGATTTGTTGGTAAAGGTGAAAAATTGGCCGTATAATGAAGGTTTTTATTTACAAGCAACGAATAGGTCTGTGCGCGGTTACACAACAACTCCTGACCACCGTCAGGCTCATGTGTTTCACAGCAAAGGACACGACAGCATATGGCTTTTAATGCAATTAAAAGAAATTAGAGAAAATTATACAATAGAGGTATGTTAGACATAAATAGAAGGAAAAAATATGTATTATATTATTAAAGGAAAAGATTCAGATAGAAATATTATGTATGTATCTCGCATTTATAGACCAACAAATTCTAACGACATAAAATGCGCAATGCTTTTTGAACGCGAAATTGATGCAGAGGATTTTATAAAAGAAAACTTTAATGTTGCTACACGAACTTTTAAAAATCTTGAAATAATACCAGCAGAGGTTACAATTATAGAAAAGCAATAAAAATGAAAATAATTAAATCAAATTTAAATTTAGTACCATATTCAAAAAAACAATTGCAATTATCCACGTGGTGGCACGAAAACAGCCCTCACGTGGATAAAGATATAATAATAGTAGATGGAGCTGTAAGGTCAGGCAAAACAATAATTGGTTCTATATCATTTATTTTATGGTCGATGTTTAATTTTAATAATAAAACATTTGGTATAGCAGGCAAATCAATAGAAGCTTTAAGACGTAATTTATGGACTCCTTTACAACAATGGTTTATTGAGCTAAATATTAAGGTGTTAAAAATACCAGATACATTAAATGGATATATATTAAAATATTCTTATTATTCTGATACAGAATGGTTTTATGATAATATTAAATGTAAAAAAATACCAAAACTTGTAGAGAAAGAAAATTATTATTATTTATTTGGTGGAAAAGATGAAGGTTCTCAGGCATTTTTGCAAGGCATAACTTTGAATGGTTTCCTGTTAGATGAAGTAATATTAATGCCTGAAAGCTTTGTTAATCAAGCGGTTGCAAGATGTAGTGAAGAGGACTCTAAAATATGGTTCTTTTGTAATCCCGGCAGCCCTTATCATTGGTTTAAAGTTAAATGGATAGATAAAATAAAACAACGCAATGGTTTAAGGCTGCAATTTAAAATGCAAGATAATCCTTCTTTAAGTGAGAGGGTTTTAAATAAATATAGAAATACTTGGGACGGGGTATTTAAAAAAAGATTTGTTGATGGTGAATGGGTTGTTGCTGAGGGTGCTATTTATACTAAGTTTATTAATAACATATCAGATTATTTAATAACACAAAAAGAAATAGATGAACTTGTAGAAAATAAAAGATTTAATCAGATATTAATCGGTATTGACTGGGGACATAATGGCAGCGCTAACGGAGCGGTTGCAGTAGGTGTTATTGGAGCATATCATAAATTAATTGTGTTGGACGAATGGTATAGCCAGGAAAAATTAGATGACGACGAATGCCATAAAAAAAATATTAAGTTTATCAGTGATGTAATTAGTAAATATGGTTTTTGTACAGTGTATACAGATAATGCGGAATTAATGCTGCATCGAGGGTTAAAAAATAGAATCAACCGGAAGAAAATAAAAGCGGTAGTAAGGCCGTGTATTAAATATAAAATAATAGATCGTATTGTGTTGGAAAATAGTTTATTTGCTCAGTGTCGTATTTTAATAAATAAAATCTGCACTAAATTAATAGAAGCGTTTAGAGATGCTATATGGGACGATAAAGAAAAAGAAAAAAAAGGTGCTAAAGATGTCCGGTTGGATGACGGCGGCACAAATATAGATAGTTTAGATATGTTTGAATATGCTATTTGCGGAATAATGCGACAATTAGAAAATGCAAGCGGATTAATTAAATTAGAAACAAATGAGGAATAATTATGTCGATAACAGAAATGAATTATTTAATAGTTGATTTATTAAATAAGCATAATTTTGATCAACATGAAAGAAAAGGTATTTGCGAAACAAAAGATTTAATAGCCGAGTTAATACACACTGATTATATTTATAATAAAAGGTATAGTTAATTTTAAAAAGTACTTGACAGATTATTTTATTTGTGTTAGAATTTTAAATATAAAAAATAGGAGGAATGAATAAAATGGCAATTAGGGGAGTAAGTGAGCATTTAATTAATTACATTAGAGAAAAACTAGATAAATATGACGAAGATGATACTAGCGAAAGTGAGAGAAGGGAAATTAATGCACATATAACCGGAATAAGTCGATGTTTGGAGTTTACCCATAGCTTAAGATTAAAGGTAGATTTTAAGGTACCGGATGAAATAGATTTCCACAGTCAGTTTTATATAGAAGCAAGTCGTCTTGAAAGAAGAAATAGAGATGGCACTATAAAGCATTATTAAAAAAAAGGTCGGTGATTTTTATGGAACAAAAGTATATAATAAAAAATAAAGCAGGTCATTATTTATGTGATTTTAAATTTGACAATAAACGCTTAAAGAATGGTAAATATACTGGTGGGTATGATTGTTGGACACAAAATATAAAAGATGCGTGTATTTATTCGGAAGATACAGGCAATCTCATATGGCTGGAATTGTTGGAGCGCTATAATGAAAATACTTTTGAAATAAGATTTGCAGATTAATTAGGAGGGTATGAAATGAAAAAAATATACATTACGACAAACAGCAAAAGATACAGAGAATTTGAATTTAATAGGGTTGATTATAGTGATAGTTTGGTTGTAACATTTACGGAAAACATAATGGAAATAGATCAATCAGGTAATTTAACTTTAGCAGCCATAAGAACTACATACATACCTTGGCATTCTATTTTAGAAATAGTAGAAACAGATGACATGTTAATTACTGATGAACCGGACAGGGCAATTATTGACTTTAAATAGGAGGTAGATGAAAATGTATTATTGTATAAGAGATCATACAGGTAATTATTTAGCAAGTTACATGAGGACACATGATGGGATTAAAGTCGAATGGTCTGCATTTCATCAAAACGCCTTACACATAAAAAAACGTAATTGCCGTTCTATTTTGGTTGATTTAATTTTAAACGATAATTATATAGAGTACACAATCGAGAAATATACAAATTAATAATTAAAATAAAGCTTGACAGATAAACAAATCTGTGTTAGACTTAATTATAAAACAAATTAGGAGGTTGAAAGTCATATGACAGCTTTAGGTGAAGGAAAGTATGAGAGCATAATTACGAGGGAATTGAGAAGACATTTAAATCATTTAAATCAAATCCTTGAAAGAAAACCAGTGGTAGCGGTAAAACCTGAGTTTAATATGTTTGATGAATTGTTAGAAATTGTTGAAAAATTAGAAAAAAAGGAGAAATAAATAAAATGGGCAGCAGAGTATATATTGATCAAGTACACGATCAACACTATCAGGAGATAGAGATATCTCACATTGACTTTTCGAATAGCGGTTATATCTTTTTTGTGCATGACATACATGATCAGATACGCATTGACGCAGGCGAGGGCGGTAAGTTTGAATCCAAGAAAGATTTTATCGTGGGCTCAGAAATTAGATATATTCCTTGGTGCGACGTTCGGAGATGTGAGATACATGAAAACGGGGAGATTGACGGGGACATGGTTGTTCTTAATTCACAATAGAAAGGTTTGTTGATAAAATTAATAATCTAACCAACCTGATTGTTTATTATTGATAGTCAGGTTGGTTAGATAAAACTGGAGGTTTAAAAAAAATGCTATTTAGAATTAAAAACGAAAGAACTCAATATTATGAAAGATTCTTTGAGTTGGCAAAAAAAGCAGGTTGCACGTGTAACGATAAAGAAGCTTATTCTGAGATCGTTGTAGAAAACATGTTGCTGGGTGCAACCACGGGGGACGGGATATTTAAATTATCCAAGAGTGATTACGGACACGAATGGTATGTGCTGCGGTTTGACGGTCAGCTTGATTTATATCCAGGACTTGATAGTTTGAAATTTTATTTAAAAGATTTAGCTACAGATATGTTGTTCGAAGATAATACGGTTGATGATTTAAATAGTTATGTGGTTGATTTTTTAAATGTAGTTAAAAAACATATTTTGTAGAAAGTAGGTGTTTTAAAATGGTCATGAAGAAATATATTATTCTTGTAAGTTTTTATTATAATGATGGCAGTTTGACCCGGTTTATAGATACTTTCTTTTCAGGCGAGGAACCAAGAGAATATACTTATGATGCTAAAGGTTATGCGGTTACTGCTTATGTTTTTTCTTCTTTATCGGAGTGCAGAGATTATGTTGAAGCAATTGACGGTGATTTTAAAAAATGCATTATGGATGATTCAAAGGAATATGATTAATAGATAAGGGATTTTTATAATGGATATAGGAGATATACTTTTTAATAAATATTATTTGAGAAAATATAAAAAACATTACACAGATATGGAAAAAATAATAGAATTAGGAATTAGTGAGATATTTGCAATAAGTAAACCTTTAAATTACAGCAATTCACTTCATAACGTCGTTGAATGTTTTAAATATTATAATACAAAGACTGAGGCGGTAAAAGATATGCTCGGCGAGGATGGTTGACAGATATATAGTTGTGTAGTATAATAGTAAAAGGAGTGATACAATATGTATGTCATGGTTTGGTTGGTCGGAATTTTTTGTGTGTTCTTTGTGATACTGCGATTGATAGAGGTGGTAGAATCACAGATACGGTTGTCGAGGGAATACAAAATAAAAGAAATTATGTTGAGACACAATATCCCAGAGGAAGTTTGGAATAAGGATTTTGAAAACTATAAAGATAAAGCAAGGTACGCGATGGAATGTTTAAAGGAAAATAATAAGGAGTAGTAGTATATGTTTTGTCCATATTGTGAGAATGGCAGCACAAAAGTTGTGGACAGCAGGACGCGTTATGAAGACGCGTCTTCTGTCGTTATAAGGCGCAGGCAGTGTACAAGTTGTTATGAGCGTTGGAATACAATCGAGATCGTTGACGATGGAATCCGGGAGACAAAAATAAAAGAAGTACCGGAATCTTTCAAAGAAGTTCAAAAAGAGGAATTAACAATAAATGATTATTTTGTGTCGAAAGACGGCAGCGTGTTAACAATAAATCATGAGGGTTTAAATTTAAAGTTTGATGCAGCTAAATTACTTGGAGGCCTGTGTCAAATATTACAGTATGCAGTTGTGGAGGGGTAGTTATTTTGGAGTTTTGTAAAACAATAATTAATGAAATGTTGTTAGGTAATTTTAGTTTTTTTATTCTTATCACGTCGGTGATTTTAATTATCCAGAATTTGCGAAGGAAAAGTAAAGAATGAACCAGAAACTTATAAACTACTTACAAGGGAGGGAATTTTGCGTCAGTTCCACAATGGAGCCTTATATTAGAATTTGGAAAACCTGGTATCAAGGTTATGTGAAAGCTTTTCATGATTATCGTGTGTGGAATGGTAAACAGAATTTAGAGATACGTAAAAAATCCCTTAATTTAGCCAAGTCCGTTTGTGTTGATGTAGCTGATTTGTTGTTTAACGAAAAATGTGAAATAACTGTCGATGACCCAATGATCAATGATTACATCGTTACGGTTATGGACAAAAATAACATGTATGTCAAGCTCAACGAATATCAGGAGCGTAAAGCGGCATATGGAACGGTTGCGTATATTCCATATTGGACTTCAAAGGGTGTAAAATTAAATTACGTAACGGCTGAAAAAATAGTTCCTTTAAGTTGGGAAAATGGAATAGTAAACGAATTGTGTGTTTACAGCATTTTTACTTACAAAAATAAAGATTACTTTTTCACTCAGCTATTTTATTTAAATGAAGACGGTTTTTATGTAATTGAAAATTTGTTGTTGGAAGAAACTACGACAACGTGTGTAGAAGTCGATTATAGCGAGATACCTGGTTTAAAAGATATTGAACCATTGATTGATACCGCTAGTGTTATAAAGCCATTTATTGTTGATCGATTAAATATTGCAAATAACATAGATGATGAAAGTCCATTTGGCATTTCTGTTTTTGCGAACGCCATTGATACAATTATGGCTTGCGATAATATTTTTGACAGTTGGGACAATGAATTTGCTCTTGGTAAAAAAAGAATAATGGTCGCTCCAGAGGCAATGAATGTTGAGACTGGACTACCCGTTTTTGATGCAAATGACGCTGTGTTTTATCTGTTGCCGGAAAGCATAAGCCCGGAAGGGAAACCGTTTGTACAAGAAATTGATATGAAACTGCGTGTCAAAGAACATGCCGAAGCGCTCCAGAATATGTTAAATTTATTTAGCTCGCAATGTGGTTTGGGTGAAAATTATTACAGGTTTGATAATGGGGTATTAACTACAGCCACACAGGTTATATCTGACAATAGCAAAGCTTTTCGCAGGTTGAGGAAACATGAAATTATTTTAGAGGACGTACTTGTAGATTTATATCGTGCAATAATTAGCGTGGCGTCCCGGCGCGGCGATTTACCTTTTATGTCGGATGACGAAATATATGATGAAGAGATTATTGTTAAATTTGATGATTCGATTATTGAAGATACAGAAACGGAAGTGCGCAGAAATATGGCCGAGGTTTCAGCCGGGTTGTTAAGTCCGGAAAGATATATTATGTGGCGTAGGGGCGTCCCGGAAGATCAGGTTGACGAATGGTTGCCAAGAATGGGAATAGGACAGAAAGAAGAGGGGATGCAATGAAAATACCGGAGCATTTAAAAATAGGCGGGTTGATTTATGATATACATTTTAGAGATCGTATGACGTCTGGATATAGAACAGGCGGTGAAATATTTTATGGAGATTGTTGTGTTGAAATAAACAACGATATGTCAAAAAGGTATAAAGAGCAAACTTTTATTCACGAGATGTGTCACGCCATTATGCATCAAATAGGCAGAGATGATTTGAAAGATGATGAAGCATTTATAAATCAATTAGCAAATACACTATATGGAATTGTGGTTGACAATCCTGGCATATTTCATGAAATTTATGACACAGAGCCGGCACAACGAATAAAGGGAGAAGGTTGTGTGTAAAATAAAAAAGGAGATTGATTGTTGAAATGAAAAAGATGCCAGGTTATTCTTTTCCTTTTAAATTGATTTATAACACAGGAATAAATCAAATAACCAAAATAAAACCTCCAATTCCCCCGGTAATAACAAACAGGTTTTTTCTTAATGAGAGACCACATGTAGCGGGCGCAGAATATATATGGGAAGCAGATAAACCATGGGGCGCAAATAAAATATGGATGGGTTAAAAAATGTCGGCAATATTTGAACATATAGTGCCTGAAACTTACGAAGGGCAGGTTGGGGCGGATACAGGTCAGACAGCGGCTGATAAAATAAATGGCAATTTTGATGAGGTTGCAAATGAATTAGATAATAAAGTAACAAGTGTTAACACAGTAACTACATATAATCAAGCATATATTAAAAATGCAAATGGAAATGATGGGTTATTAAATATTTCACAACAGCCTCTTGAGTATACCATTCCGGAACGTCTGCTTAGTGGGAATATTAGAGTTGGCAGTGTCCCGATACATGCGCAAGATACAACATCTAAACAGTATGTAGATACAAAATTAGGTGACTTGGAAGAGTTGATTGTTCCTGAAATTTGGTATGGAACTGCGACGTCTACTTCTTTTGATGTTGATAAGATAGTAAACATACCGAATTTTGTTTCAAGCAATAGTTTTATACTCATGCTTAGGTTGACAGCTGCCAATTACGCAACAAATCCAAAAGTTACAATTAATCCCGGTCCAAATCAAATATCAGGTATGATTTACAATAATGGTTCAGCGTTAGCCAAATCGGAATTTCTGGTTGCGGGAATATATCCGTTGTATTGGAATGGTACTTATTTTCATTATATAGATTATGCGCTCCGGTCGTTGGTAGAAGATAAGGTTACAAAAGTAACAACGCAAGTTCCTGGTCAGGATCAGCGAGTTTACAGCATAAATTATTTGGGTGGTCAAGGAACTATTTATGCTCGTGGGGCGGCTGAAAGTGGTTCGCTTGCAATGAGAGGTACAGGCGGGGCGTTACGGGTGGGGTTGCCTACGGATAGTGATCATGCTGTTCCTTTGGAATATTTTAATAGTTTTTTAAATCCAGGCGTTAGAGATATTGTTGAGGTTTATGTAAACAATATAAGTCCAAATGGATTGACTTATTTGAGAAGTAGTAATGTTGTCACCGGGTCAAGTTATATGCGGTCGTTAAGAGAGTGGGGCAACATATTTTATCATGATACTATAGCTCCTGTTTCTTTTGCGGTACCTGCTGTTCCTGGTTATTTAGATATGTGGCCAGGTGAATTTTTGTTAGAATTTGAGCTGCATGTAAGAATGGGTTCGACTGTATATCCAGTGACTTGGTGGGCTGGTATTTTGTGGCCTAATGGGGCACCTACGTTTAGTGCATATAAAACGACTGTTGTTGTGTTTAGGATGATGCAAAGTAAACACAGTTCTGTTTATGAGTTTCATGGTGATTGGGCGTATGAGTATAATAATTAAGATGGAGGTGAATTATGGGTAAAGCGTCTATTCTCAGTTTAACAGTGGGTGATTTAGTTGTTGAACCTAATTCTTTTATTGTATTAAGTCCTCCTTATACAACTCTTCCTATTGTGTGGCAAATAGCAGCTATAAACCACCCGGGGTATCCTCCAAACACTGTAACACTTATAGCGTATAGGGCGCTTAGATGGATGATGTTTGATGGGTATGAATACAGTAATCCCGACGTTTATAGGGCGGGAGGAAACAACAATTATGCCTTATCAAATATAAGGCAGTGGTTGACTTCTGACCATACAGACACAGGAACTTCTCAATTATGGTGGATGCCTACACATGATTATGACGCAGCGCCCAATTTTCCAGCGTCTACAGCGACAGAGCGCCCATATGCAAGCGATCATAGGTTGTGGCATTATTTTTCAAGGTCATTTAATGGTTTAATCGCGCCTACACAAATTGAAACGGCGCTCCATAATAATGATGGAGGGGGAATTATACAAACTACTGATAGAGTATTCTTGCCATCACGTGCTGAGGTTGGAGTAGCTTCGCTTACATATAACAGTGTGCCAGTGGAAGGAACTGCATATACATTATTTACTGATAATGCTAGCCGTGTATGTCAGCCAACTCCAGAGGCAAAGTTACATTCTATGGGTTTTCAAAGTGCCGCAAATGCTGATTGGAGGTTGAGGTCTGTTGCAGCGTTTACGGGTAGTTCAGCTACAGTGACTTATATAACTACTATAGGTTCCCTGGATGCTTTTGGAAAAAACGCAACAAATGGAACCGCAGCTATACGGCCTGTGTTAAATATTAAAAATATCGCAGAGATAGATGATATACCAGATATAAATGGTGTTTATACAATATTGCCTTACAAGCGCCCATATATACCTACATATATGAGACCGTTAATTAAGGCGTAAAATACGGAGGAATGATATGGATTTTGCAAAATTAGATGAGCGTGGACAGCTAGTGTTGGTCCCAAGTGCAGGAGAGATACAGAAAAAAGTGGTTGTTTGGGATGATGAGCTGCAGGATGGAGTAGAAACGGGAGAAATAGAAACCGTCTCAGTAAGTGGATACAATTTATTAGGTGAAGAGATTTTACGTCAATACGGTTGGAAGCCAGTAGTTTATACTGATATGATAACAGCCCCTCCAGGGTATGAAGTATATTGTGAATATCAGGATGATGGCAATGTAATTAATCAAATATGGAAAACACGCGAGATCATAACGCCTCCAGAATCTGATTTATTATCTATAGAAGAAACTATTGAATTTGTATCCGGTGTTGTAAAAGGTTTAGGGTATGAATTATGAAAAATCTAAAAGCCTTAGGTGAACGAATGGGGATAGGTTTAAGGTATTTTAGGTTTCTCAATGAAAAAGATTTTATAGCTCTTGTGTATTTGTGGTCATGTATGTTTGAAGAGTTTACACCAGATACACAAAGACAATATGAGCGGGGTTATGTTTTGATAGATGAAGGCGAAAAGTATGTTGTTTTAAATGATAATATGCGTTTTATGCAAGATCAGTCTCCAAAAACTCATACAGGTTGTTTGTTGGTAAGGGATGAATTAAGGGATTTAGATTGGATAGCGAAAGAGTTTTGTATAAAAGATTCAAAAAGATTTTATATTGACAACAATAACGCACAAAATACAGGTTGGTACATTGTTGTAAAAGATACGGCAGGCGATAACAATACTCCACCTCCTAACGCTCCGCAATATTGGGAACGAATGCTAAATTATGTAAGCTCGCGTTAATTTAAAAAAAGTAGGTGTAGAAATGATAACAACTAATGGTTTGGCAATGATTGATGATTTAAATATAAGTAATGGCGTGGTTTATGCGGAGTACAAAGGAAATCAATGTAAGAAAGTCAAATTTAGAGTTGAAAAAGGAAATCAACAACAAACGTTCGCGCTCGAAGGCGTAAATAAAATAAGAGCTTTTCCTTTATGTTTTGGTGACGGGGAATATTTGTTTAGTGTTTTTGAAAATATACAAGATAAATCTTATAAAGTTATTTTGTCGAAAAGATGCCAAGTTAAATTAAAAGATTATAATTCTCCTTACGTAAGGCCTAATGTATTTTGTGATTATAATGATAGATCGGATTGTATGATAAAAGCTAAAGAAATTACAAAAGGTTATCGGACAAATATAGAAAAAGCGACAGCAATTAATAGTTGGATAAAAAGCAATATAAAGTATGATAAAGCTTTTTATCAGGAAATAAAAAACGGAAATTATACCTGGTGGATACCAAACCCTGATGAGGTATTTAAATCAAAGAAAAGTATTTGTTGGGGAATTGCATCTTTGATGGCAGCTATGTGCCGGTCAGTTGGAATACCTACTAGAATTTGTGTTGGATATAAAACAGATATTTATCACGCATGGAACGAAATATACACAGATGAAGCAGGTTTGGTTGACGGTTTTATTTGTAATCCTGGAAAATGGACTAGATTAGATTTATCAAATATGATAACAAGTAATAGCGCAGGCAGGTCAAAAATAAATATCAATAGTAATTATAAAGTTGATTATTTGGGATGAATAGAAAACAAATATTTGATAAATTTAACAACGTTATACCAAATAATATAACGCGGTTGTTTTTAGAAACTCAGGACTGGGCAATAAATCAAATAGCTCAACAAGTAGCAACCTACGGTAAAATTACAGAATCAGCAGCGCACATATATACAACCATAGTTGAGCAAGATATTTTTATGAGAGACTTTGAGCTGGAAATATATAAAAGACTTTCAATTCCAGTAAGAGAAATAGAAACGTTTTTCCCAAAAATATTTGAACAATACTATGAAGTTGATAATCATTTATTTAAAAAAAGAGAAATACAAACAATACCTTTTGAAGAAAATTGGGAAGTCAAGAGGGCGGTTGACCGGATAATAGAAAATACTAAAGGCGAAATGCGCAACATATCCAGATCAACAGGTTTTGCAATTAAAACCCCTCAGGGTATGGTTTACAAACCAATTGCAAAATATTATCACGACGTCATTGACCGAGCTGTTGTAAAAATAGATGCAGGCCTGCAATCGTTTACAGATGCAATAAAAGAAGCAGTAGTAGAGATGGCTGACTCAGGTATGCGCACAATTGATTATGAGTCCGGCGTAAAACACAGAATTGATGTCGCTGCGCGTAGGGCGGTCATGGGAGCGTCCCGCGATTTAACTAATTTACAAAGTGATTATAATGCAAGCATGATAGCGGAGTCCGGAGAGCCTGCAGTTTTTGAAATATCTTGGCATGGAGGGCACAGGCCAAGTCATTTGTGGGGTGGCAGGCGTTATGACGAGTCCGGAAGGTTTTATTTAACCGAGCAACAATTGTATGAAAAATATGCAGCTCCAGACGGGACAATTGGAACTTTAAACGATTATAATTGTTATCATTTTAAATATGCGGTTTTTCCAGATTCCGACCCGACGTATACAGACGAAGAACTGGAAGAATTTGAAAAAGAAGAATTAGTTGAAAAAGAATTTGAAGGTAAAAAATACAATGCTTATGCGGCACGGCAGCAGCAACGCGCAATTGAAAGAAAATTAAGAAAAGCAAATAGTATTATTGCCGGATATAAAAATATTTCAGAAATGAAAGATGAATTAACTCAGGCAAAAATAAAAATGAAAATGTTAGAAAAACAATATAGTGATTTTTCAAAAGCAATGGGTTTGAGGACGGAATATGAAAGAGTTGATACAGGGTATGTGGAGTAGTTTGCAAAATAATTAATTTTGTGATATAATGTTAGTTAAAGAAACCTATATGTAGTGGTAAGATTGCGACACATATAGGTTTCTTTATTTTGTCGAAAAACGACGTTAAAAAATAATAAGATCGAGAATGTAAACTCGTAAAAAAACGTATTCTTAAATGATAGGAGAAAAAATAGTGAAGAGGGAATTTCTTAAAGGTTTGCTTAAAGGCGTAGTGCCGGATGACCAACTTTCTGATTTGGTTGATAAAATAATGGATGAAAACGGCACAGACATTAATGTTGCAAAAAAAGTATCTGAGGCAACAGTCGAAGGATTTAAAAAGAAAATATCAGAGTTGGAAAATGCAAAAACAGAGGTTGAAACGGAACGTGATAACGCTTTAAATAATCTTAAAACTTTTGATGGCGTTAATGTAAAAGAATTACAAGACAACCTTAAAAAAGCGCAAGATGATTTGGCGGCAGCTGTTGAAGAGCATAATGCCAAAATATCTGGTTTAGAATTTGATGCAGCTTTGCAAGCTCAAATGTCGGAATTAAAGTTTTCTTCGGATTATGCAAAAACGGGCGTATTTAGTGAAATCAAAAGCCGTGTTGAGTTTAAAGAAGGTAAATTATCTGGCTATGAAGAAGCATTGAAAGAAATACAAGAAAAACAACCGGCAGCTTTTACTACAATACCTGAAAAAAATAACGCTGGGAATGAAGGCAAGCCACATGCGCAAACAAAAACACAGACAGGTAATTCAGAGGGATTGCTAGAATCTCTGAGGGGTAAATATAATGTATAAGGGAGGTTATCGTAAAAGTGATAACTTTGTTAGAGTCTAAGGTAGGAATGGCAGATAAAGTAGATCAAGCTGTAGTAGATGAATTTCGTAGAGGTTCTTGGCTGCTGGATAATATAAGTTTTGACAACACGGTTTCTCCGGGAACGGGCGGTTCGACGTTAGTGTATGGGTATATTAGGCGAAAAGTGCCTTCGGTAGCTCAATTCAGGCCAATTAACACAGAGTACACCGCGCAGGAAACAATCAGGGAACGTTTGTCGCAAGAATTAAAGATTTTTGGTGGGAAGTTTGAACTTGACCGCGTAATTATAAATACGGCTGGTGCGGTTGACGAATTAAACGATCAAATGACCGAGAAAATAAAAGGCGCGGTTAATCTTTTTCACTACACGGTTATCAACGGCGATTCCGCTGTTGACCCTGACCAATTTGATGGTTTAGACGTGTTTATTACTGGTTCAAGCACGGAATTTAATGCTGGTGGCGCTCCAATTGACATTTCAACTTCTGCTTTGATGGATGCGAACTATAATGAATTTTTAGATATGATGACGGAATTTGAATCCGGTCTTGATGGTCGTCCAGATGCGTTTTTGGTTAATACGCGGTTGGCAACCAAGATAAAAGGCGTTGCGCGTAGGGCTGGATATTATACGAGGGCTGAAGACGCCTTCGGTCGTCCGGTTGATACGTGGTCAGGGATACCAATTATTGATATGATGAGTTTTTATGACGAGTCAATATCTGCAACTGTGCCAGTTGTGCCCATTGACACTGCTACAGGTACTACGTCTTTGTATGCTGTAATTTTTGGAGTTAATGCTTTCCATGCGGCGTCTCCGGTGGGAGATAGAATTATTACAACGGCTTTTCCTGATCTTTCAGCGCCTGGCGTCATGAAAGAAGGAGATGTTGAAATGGTAACTTGCGTTGTGCTTAAAAATACACTTAAAGCCGGGGCGTTCCGCGAAATTAAAGTTACACCATAAGGAGGTCAGGAATGTTTGAGGTTAAATTACCTGCACATATGGCGATGTCCAACCAGCCGAGGTATGGGATAAATTTTGTTAGAGGTGTTGGGTATACAAATGACGAACGTCTAGCAAGACGCTTGAAAAATGAAAAAAACATGGAAGTAAGAAAAATAGATGACACAAAAAAAGGAAACAAAAAAACAGCAGGAGAAATAACATAAATGTTGTATACATCCGAGTTATTTTATGTTGATGAATTTTTACGGGGGAAGCAGAGAAAACTTCCCCCTGAGGATTTTGAGTTTTGGGTAATGCAAGCGCAAGGTTATGTTGATGAATATACATTTAACAGTATAAAAAATAATCCTGATAATTTGTTGAATTATAAAGAAGAAATAGAACGTTGTGCTTGTGAATTAGCTGAGTATTTATATGAAAATGAAGGATATAAAAATAAAAAGTCCGAAACAATTAGCGATAGGTCGGCAGCTTATAAGATTGGCGTTGAATATTATATTTGTCAAAATAATCTTTTGATGACTGGATTAATGTATAGGGGTTCCAACAGATGATTCACAGAGACGTAGCAAAAGAGACTGTAACTATATACAATTATTTTAAAGTTGGAAATAGCTTTACTTACAGGAAGACGGTTTTAAAAGATTGTGTATGGAAATTTGATGAATCGGCACAAAATACAGACAGAGGCCTTAAAATTCCAAGTCCGGTAAAATTAATAATTCCATACTCATACGAATATATTGGTTCCCGTCCAGGGTGTGATTATTTAGGTGTGGGATGGACAATTAGTATTATGCCAGAAATTGCGGGAACGTATATTTTACAAGGTAAAGTTGATTATAATTTTCCGATGACTCCACCCGATAAAAATATTATGGTTAGCGATATAATAATACCATTTGAAAAAACATACAATCCAAGACGTGCTTTATCATTGTTGGAAAATTTTATGGGAAGCCGTTGGACGTGGACAGTTGAGGTTGATTGTTAATGGCTGGACCTGTTGTAATTGAGTCAAATTTAGGGCTGGAAGTTTTGCAGCAAAAAGGCCGGGAGTTGTTTTATCCAGGCGGCGTTATACAAAGGTTTATTGACAGTACTGTATTAAACCAGGTAGAACCATATGTGCCATTTCGGACGGGGGCGACGACAAAAAGCGGGATAATAAATACAAGAATAGGTTACGGTCAAATTAAATGGAGGACTCCTTATGTGGGTAACATTTGGGAGGGCAGAAAAAAATTAGCAAACGGAAAATACAGCAAAGAATTTAATTTTGATCAAAGCCGGCATAAAAAAGCCCAAAAGAAATGGGCAGAGGCATACAAACATGATAATTTGACAAAGTTAGGCATGATGGTAAAAAGGAAGGTGGCTGAACAATTTTGATTCCAGTGTTTGAGCCAAAAAATATAATAGAACCATTGATTGATTTTGTTAAACAATGTCCTTTTTTGTCAGAGTATAAAATAGATATGGATGACGTTGGGGTTCAAAAAGTTTTAAACGAAAAACCAGACGGCGCGGCATTAGATTATACAGGCAGCATTATGTTGACTGATGCAAGAGATTTAAATACCAGGCGTTTTTGTCGCAGGCAAGCTAATTTTTCGTTATGGTTATTGAGACGGTCAAATCACGATGTGCAGCGGGAGGAAATATCTAATTTTTTATATAATTTTGAACAATGGGTTGAATATTGCCAGGCTTATAATTTAACTCCAAAATTATCCGAGACATATGAAGGAAAGATAGATGAATTAATGTATGCTGATAATGGCATGTATTTTTCAGAGTGGGAAGGGGAAGAAAGTTCATTGTATGTTATACAATTGCACATACAATATGAAAATCGATATAAGGAGATAATTTAATGCAAACTGTAAAACCGATTACAGGTTTAGGTGATGTGCAAAGAAAATATTTGGCGTGTGCAATAGACGTGTCAGACCCGACATTAACACCACCTGTGCCGGAATATATTGTGGTTGGATATAGGATAACAGATAGCGCACTGGAGACAAATCCAGATACAGAGACAGGCACAGACATTAACGGGCGTACATTTGGCAGTGTTAACGCGTTGGAATTGACGCAAACGTTTGAACCGCATAGGTTGACAACAGGTGTTATTGGTAAGATCGGCGCACGTTTAATATCACACACAAGATATAAAGAATTGGAAATGTTTTCACAATTTAAGGCAATACTTATTTGGGGTATGTTATCTCCAGATGGCGGACCTTATGAAGCGGATTTGTACGAGGGATGTACAATAACGCCTAATAGTTTTGGAGGGGAAGCTTGGGTTGACGCGCCGTTTACGATTGTTTTTGCCGGGAATGTTACGAGAGGAACAGTTACCAGCCTTATAGATTCAACTACATTTACACAAACGATTTAATAAAAAATAGTAATAGGGGATAAAACATGAACACAGGTAATATAAATTTTGACGACGGCTTGCAAACGATAACATTGAATGGTGATGAAAACCGTAAAATAAGTTGGCACCCAGGGGATATTAATTTTATTGATAGATTTGTCAATTTAACTAATTATGTTGAAGGTGAATTTAAAAATAAGATTTTGGGTTTGGAAATATCCGACGAGACAAAAATAGAGGATTACAACCAAGGCGCATTATCGGAATTGGGCAAAGAATTATGTAAAAAAATAGATGAGTGTTTTTTAACTCCAGTATCGCAAGCTGCTTTTATGGGCGTAAATCCGGCAAGCCCCACGTCGAGCGGAGGTTTTTTGTATATGAATTTTTTGGAGGCGCTGTTACCTTTGGTTGAAAACACTATTGACGAATTTGTGTCCGCGAGAAAAGAATATACAGATGTGGCGGCGCAACTCAGGGAAGCAAGAGGCGGGGAATGATTGGCGCGTTGCCCAAAAAATTAAAAATCAACAACGTGGATTATGCAATCGATTCTGATTTTAGAACCGCGTTGTTGATTTTTGAAATGTTTGAGTCTACATCTAAAAATATGACTCCACTTAACAAACAATTAGCAATGTTTGAAATTTTATATATGGGTATTATTCCGGATAATGTAGAAGAAGCACAGAAACAAGCCTTATGGTTTTTAAATGTCGGTCAGGAATCAAAAAAGAAACAACCAAAAACGCTTGACTACAAACAAGATGAACAGTTGATTTTTTCTGCGGTAAATGCAGTTTACACGAAAGAAGTACGTGCAGAAAAATACATGCATTGGTGGACTTTTTATGGTTTATGCCAGGCAATAAATCCAGAATCGTTAATATCAAACGTGATAAGCATTAGGTTGAAAAAAGCTACAGGAAAGAAACTAGAAAAACACGAAAAGCAATTTTATAATGAAAATAAAGATTTAATTGATTTTGATGATTTAAATTTTGATTATGACGAAATGGCAAAGGTATTGCGCGGAGGTTAAACATGGCGGCAGATGTAACGATACAATTTAATACAAGTTTGGACCCTTCCGCATATCAAAAAGGTTTAAAAGAAATAGAGTCAAGCCATACTAATTTTAAAAAAACCCTTATTGAGGTTGGAAAAATTGGAATGGATGCTTTTGGTGGCAAACAACAAGCACAGATCGAAAGAATGACTCAAAAGTTAGATAAGCAGTCGGAGTCAATAGTTAAACAAACAAATAAAATTAAAAATTTGCAACAAGATTATGACAAACTGGTCAAAAGTGGCGGGGAGCCAAAATCACTTGTTAATATGCGTAAAGAGTTAACTGGCATAGATACAAAGACGGAAGAAATAATTAGAAAAAACGATGAGATTGCGCAAAAGTATAATGAAGCAGAAGCGGCGTTATCTAAACTATCTAGTGGTCAGGCAGCATTTGCCCAGGTTGGGGATACTATTGTTACAAGTGTTGAGCAAGCGCGTACAATGGTTACGCAATTGGAAGCGGAGTTTGAAAAAAGTGTAAGCACTCTCGAAAGTATGTCGGCAAAAGCTCAGGAATTAGATCAAAATATACAGCGTGTGGAGATTAAACCGGAGACAAGCGATGAAGCGGAACGTTTAAAACAAAAATTAGATGAAGCAACAATGACGCTCGAAAGAATGTCCAGGGAAGCGGAGATAACAGATAAAAATCTCAGGGATTTGTCAGGGGTAAAAGTCGAACCCATACCGTCTGAAATGTTGGAAAACGTAAACGCAGAATTAGAAATAGCAAAAGCTAAAAATGAAGAGCTTTTACAACAATATGAATTATTAACTTTTGCGTTAAAATCCTTATCGGAAGGTTCGGCAGATTTTGCTAAAATGAGCGAAGCAGGAGTTGGGGATTATGACCGGGTAGCGGACGAATTAAGAAATGTATACGATGAATTAACGCGAAATGAACAAAAAATAGAAGAACTTACTCAAAAATCGAAAGCATTGCCACAAACTTTGACGTCTGAATTAAGTGAAGAAAGTCAGGCTTTTGAAAATTTAAATAACAATTTAGACAAACATGGCAATAAGATAAATGATGCAAGCGAGTCTGAAAGAAAAAAATCAGATCAATCTAAAAATCTTACCAATAGTTTGAACAATGAGAATAATGCTTTCCAGCGTAACGCGGCAATAATAAATGTTTTAAATAGCGCTTTTAACAAATTTATGTCGGTTTTAGGTGGTATAGGTAAAATGACAAGCCGCGCAGCGTTAGGTATTGGAAAAATTGCTGTTGGCATAACTAATATTGGCAAACAATCCGGACACGCGTCTAATGCGGTTGAAAAATTATTACAAAGAATTTTAAGGTTGGCAATAGGCGCCCTTGTTTTTAATGTAATTCGTCGGGGTTTTTCTCAATTGCGTAAATATATATATGCGGCGATGAAAACAAATGATGAATTTGTGGCAAATTTACAAGCCATACAGGTAAATTTAAAGACAGCTTTTCAACCTATTTTTACTGCTGTAATGCCTGCGGTTAACGCGTTGTTGTCGGCGATTGCAACTGCAACCGCATATTTGGCGCAATTGTTTTCAATGCTTGGAGGGACTACAGTGCAGGCGTCAAGGGACGCTGCAAAGGCTATGGACCAGCAAGCGGCGGCAACAAAAGCGGCAGGCGGCGCGGCACAAAAAGCAACAGGTCAGATAGCAGGTTTTGACAAGATAAATCAACAGTCTGCTGACACAGCAGGGGGAGCGGGCGCGGCAATTGAAGAAATGTTTGCAGACGTCCCTATTATGGAATTCGACACGTCTCCAATGGAAAAGTTTATTGATCGGTTGAAAAACATGTTCAAAGATGTTGATTTGGAGTATTGGAGCGGAATCGGCGCGTTGATTGGAGATAAAATCGTAACCAGCTTAAAAAAAATACCTTGGGAGAAAATAAAAACTGGAGTCAATACGCTTGCTAAAAATTTAGCTGCAATAATAAACGGGGTGCTTGGCACTGAAGGTTTAGGTAAAGAAATTGGTATAACCTTAGCAGAGATCGTTAATACAATCTCAGGTTTCTTTCTGACGTTAGGTGATGGTATTGACTTTAAACAAGCCGGAGTGCAATTGGGCGAAGCAATAGGCGGTTTTTTTGAAACGTGGGATGCAGGGCAGACAGCAGATGCATTAAACGTATGGGCTTTAGGCATTCTTACAGCGTTAGAAACCGCGTTAGATACTGTGCCGTGGTTTACAGTTGGGGAAAAAATAGGTGATTTTCTTTTTGGAATTCAATGGCGTGAAATTTTTTCTAAAGCTTGGGATGTTATGCGGGCGGCGTTTTTAGCTACATTTGATTTAGCAAGCGGTTTAGCCAATGCGGCAGGTTGGACTAATTTATCAACCTCTTTTAACAAACTTAAAGAAACAATAGAACCAGTGCTCGATAAAATAGGGACAATATTGTTATGGCTGTGGGATGAGGTAATGACTCCTTTTGTTGATTGGTTAATGGATACCTTATTGCCTGCTATACTAGACAACATTGTCGAACCTATGGTTGACGCTGCAAATACAGTAATGGACATTTCTGCACCGGCCATTACATACCTGTGGGAAAATGTGATGAAACCATTTGCCACTTGGGTAAGCGATGTTTTTATTGATATTTTAAACAGGTTGGGTGAAATATATAGGTCAGTTTTTGGCGCGGCAAAAGAAGAAACCTCCGCGTTACAAAAGATATTTGAAGGTTTTGCAATGGCGGTACATGCAGCTTATAATGTTTTTATTGCACCCGCTTTAAATGCAATGAAAATTTTAGTTGATGTGGTTTTTGGTTTTGTAAAAGAACAAATTGAACTTATTAAGAGTGTAGCGCAAGGTGTCGTTGAATTTATTTCTGGTGTTTTTACAGCCGACTGGGATAAAGCCTGGAATGGGTTGAAGGGCGTATTTACAGGTATTGTCAATTATATAATTGGTATGTTCGAAAGTCTTGTAAATACTGTTGTTGGTCTGTTGAATGGTTTGGTTGGGACAATAAACGGTCTGATATCTGGCATTAATGTAATACCGGGGCTTGATATTCCAAAGATACCTACCATACCAAAAGCTAACATTCCGCGTCTTGCTACTGGCGGTTTGATTCCTCCAAATAATCCGCGATTGTTTGTTATGGGCGACGCCAGGGAAGAAGAAATTGTCAGCCCCAGATCGGCAATAAAAGAAGAAGTTTTAAATGCGTTGTCTGAATTTGGAGGCAACGATTTATTTGGGGATACGAGTCAAACACAAACAGAGGTAGTGTTAGAGTTAGATGGCGATGTGTTGGGGAGCGTTTTAATGCCGATATTGAGGCGCGAGAATAGGCTGGAAGGAAGGCGCGTTGGCGCAATGGCGGCGATAATATGAATGACAGGTTTCCGGGAACATTTGCACTTAATGGTGTTGAATATACAGATTTATATATATTATCATACAGTATTAAGCCCGAAATATTGGATGGCGCAGGAACGGGACGTTCGAAAGCCTTTGGTTGGCCTATGATTCGTGACCCGCAAGGAGCCATGTTAAATCTTAATTTAGCTTTTGGGGTTCCGGATTTTATGGGAGGCGTTAGCAAAAGCGTACAGTTTAGGCATTTATGGTTGACTGTTTTATCCATGGGCAGGGATGAGTTTGCACTTGTGCGTTTTATTGACCCAATTGGGGTTTCACATGAGCAAAATATGTATTTGACGGCGTCTGAGCTCAAATATAAACGAATTAGTTTTGAAGGCAATATTTTCACAGACCCATTAGTTGTTTCCTTTGTGGCAGAAAAAGGTGAATAATTTTGGCTAGAAATTTGCAAGTAAAGATTGGTGTCGTCGATCCGGCGGCAAAATCAGATATCATAACATTAAATACATCCGCGCTTAAACCATGGAGCGTTATAAACGATTTGCGTTATGATAATGTCGCGTTGCCGGGTAATTACATGACAAACGAACATAATTATTCCATCCTTGATGGCACAATGCAGCACTTCCCAAATACTCCAAATACACCAGTTAGGATTTGGGGTTATTGGTCCGATGTTTTAAGTGACGGTAACGGAGATTTTACAGTATATCCGACATTAGATATAACGTTCGGGGGAAAACACAAATCTCCAGGCTTGACAATTTATTTTTATCCACATACTGACGATTATGCCAGTTTGGTTGATATTACTTGGTATGATATTTCCAATGTCGCAATTAAAACAGGGCAATACACTTTCACCTCCGATGTTGGACAAGTTATAGAAAGCGTTGTTGATTACAACCGAGTCAGAATATCATTCCGCAAAACAAATATCCGCAACAGGTTTGTAAAAATATTTGCCATAGATTTTGGGTTGATACGTGTATTATTTGACCCGGAAATAAGCATGTGTAAAATCAGGGAATCAATAGACCCGACTGTTGAAAAAATTAGCATAAACAATTTAAACCTTAAAATAAGAACAAGAAATAGTTTGTACAATCCAATTACATCTGATGAATTTGACGATATGATAATGGAGCGTCAACCATTGAGCGTGTACAGGGATGATGAATTATTTGGAGTATATTTTATTGATGAATGGAAAGACCCGGAACAAACAGGTATAACGCTAGACATTAAAGCGGAAGACGCAATGGCAGCACTAGATTCTTTTTCATTCAAAGGGGGAATTTATGTAAACAAACCTGTTGTTGATTTGTTGAATGAAATATTTTTAATTGTGTTCCCTACTGGGTTAATTGGGTATGAGTTAGATAGTACGTTTGTTGGAAAAACTGTAACCGGGTGGATACCATATACAGATTGCGGAACGGCATTCCAATTGATTATGTTTGCATTGAGCGCCATTGCCGATACATCGCGCAGGGATTACATTTGGATTTATCCTTTAGACACTGTTGTAAATTCCGAACTTTTAATAACAAATCAATATATAAAAGGAGAAGACCGGAAAACAGAGTATTATTCCGGAGTTGATATTACCGCGTATTCCTATTCCCAGGGCAGCGTTGTATCTCAGGTTTATAAGGATGACAATGCTATACCTGGTCAGATAACTGTAAAAAATGCGATGCCGTTACATACTTATACCGTAGTTGGTTCAGCAACTATTGTGCAGTCCCATCCAAATTATGTTACATTTAATGTTAATTCAGCTGGAGCGGTACAAATAAATGCTTTAGAATATGTACAAAGCGAGAGGGTTTTTACCGAAAGAATACCGCTTGTAGCAGGTAAAATTGAAAAAATAAAAGAATATACAGAGTACACATTAACATCTCCAAATATTGCACAACAAATAGCTATAAACCGTATGAATTGGTTTAACAAAGGAATAAGGTCAAAAAATAATATTGAGTTAGACAATAATGAGGTAGGTTATTTAGTCGAAGTAGAGACACGCGGTCGTGATATTTTGGGGCACATGACTAATTTAAATTATGATTTAAGGGCAAATAAAGCGGAGTCCATTGTTGTTGGAAATGTGGTACAACATAATAAATTATCTACATTAGTTCCCGGTTCGGTAATTAAAATTCCCGTAGCTGGACAGTTTAGAGAATTTTTTGTTGCAGGGCATAATTACACGGCAACCGGAAAGACGTTGGTTTTACAAAGATATGTGTACGATAGTGAAAATAGAAGGTACAACAACGTCATAACAAATTATCCAAATAGTGAAATTGATTTGTGGTTACAAAGTATATATTTAAACAATATACATTCTGATTTTGTAAATTTGATATTAAATACGACGATACAGATAGCTTATGGGACTGTGCTTGCATTTTCATCTCGTCGGGTGTTTTTATTGTCTGCAACGGAACTCGGACTTGGAGGGATAAGTACCGGGCAGCAAATAGGGTACAACCTCAATTTGTCTGCATTAAGGGAATGTATGACTGAAACAGGGTACGCAAGACAGGCGTGGACAAGAACACCCGTAAATTGGAACTCCGGGATGTCAAGTCAAATCTACAGTCAACAACATAACTCGATGACTCCAATTACTATTCCTCCAGCCAACAGTTCTGGGGTAAGGCCTGCATTTACGTTGCCTTCCGATTTATTGATTAAACATAGCGGAAGGGTTGTGATTTAATGGCATGGGTAAACCCAATATATGACCGTACCATACAAGATGTTGAATATGTCAGGGAAAATCGTGCAAATAGTGCATATTTTAAAGGCGCGATGAATTATGTTGATTGGCAACGCATAACAGGTAATATACATCATATACACGGGATGTTGGTATCCCAGGGTTATATAGTCCCCGCTATGACTTGTAAAACATCGTGGACATTGGGCGAAGTTTATTTTGAACAAGAAATAACAAAAATACGCACAGATTTAAACACGTTAAAATCAGTTGAATCATGGGTTGTCACGCCAAATGTTCCCAATTTACCTTATAATTATTTTATTACAATTAACATTGTTGAAGAAATATTATGGCGATTAGAATTATTTTTAACAAATCAAAAAGAAGAGACAATTTACAGCGGTGAAATTAATAGCGGGGAGAATGATTTTACATGATAGATCGTAATTCGCAAAATCCGGGTAGAAGAAAATTAATTTTAGAAGGTTTAGGCACAGTAAATACCCCAGAGCAGCTACTTGATTTTTTTAAAAATGGCGCGGGATTTTATTCGGTCATTTCAAGGGCTGACAATCCATTATTAGGGTATGAGGGGACGCCTTTACAGATGTCAACGCTGTTTGACAACACTAACCGATTGTTGTATAATTTAAGCGAGCCTAACGCTACACCTAATCAAGCATTTCGTCGGTTGGCAAAGGGGTTCTATTGGCAGCAGTTACAAAGTTACACGACGGCAGGTACTTATACTTGGACAGTCTCAGATATTTATGGCGATGGGCAACCTTATGAGATTGGTGTTTTTGAGGTTGGTGGTGGGGGTAGTGGAGGCGTTATTCATTTTTCTAATGCTACTACAACCAATCTGAGTGCTGGTGCATCTGGTGGTGGCAGTGGATATAGCCGGACGTTTTACATGATGGTTACACCAGGACAAAATATAGCAGTGGTGGTTGGTACGGGGGGCGCAGCCGTGTCACGCACTTACGCAGGCTCTACTCTTGGTGTATCGGCAGGACAAAATGGCAATTCATCTTCCTTTGCCGCCGTTAGTGTTGATGGGGGGCAGGGTGGTCCAGTTAGACAAAATACCGCTAGCGGTAATTGGCTAGGAGCAACAGGGGCAAATGGTGCCCAGGGAGCAGATGCCGTTAGCCATTATGGTGGAGATACACCTGCGAGCGCGCCTGGCGGGGGTAGAAATACTTTTGCTTCTTTAGGTCTTCCGGCTACAGGATCAGGCTCTAACTTACTGGCTCGTGGTGGTTTTGTTTACCCAAATCAGTGTATGAATCCCTTTACCGGAGATACGTTGTTATCTGCGGGTGGTTCTACGTTTATTATACCTCCGAGCGGAGTAAATGCATACGTTATTCAAACGGCCGCGCCAAACATTAGCGGTTCGAGCCCGAGCGTTGTAACTACAACTACTGGCACAGCTCCAAATGTTAAGGCGCCAGACGCAACGGGTAATGGCAATGGTGGTGGAGCGGCAGGGATTAACAGCCCTGGGGGTTCACCAACTGTTACAAGTGGCGCAGGTGCAGCTGGTATGGTTAAAGTATATATTCGGAGGACACGCGTATGAGTAAGTACGCGAGAGTTGTTGGTGACAAAGTTTGGGAAATTATACCGGAAGAAAATACAGCGCCAAATATACAATATTATTATGGCAAAGAGTTTGCAGATCAATGTATGCTTGTGAGTAACGAAGTTGAGCAGCATTGGATACGTGATAAAAATACCGGAAAATTTAACCCACCGGTTGAGCTTGGCGATTTTGAGGAATAAAAAAAGATAGGAGTTTTTTGAATGTCTGAAAGTATACTACATGAGCAATTTATCAATTCATCGAAAGAATTAAAAGAGCAAGGAAAACAATTAAATCGAGTTGAAACGCAGGTAGCTGTTTTTGGTGAAAAAATTGATATGTTGACTACAGCGCTTGATAAATACATGGATACACTAAAACAGGATTGTGCAAGGCGTCATGGAAATTGTGAAATAAAACAGCAAGAAATGGAAAAAAGATTATTGTTGTTGGAAAAAGCGCCGGGAGACGAAGCACGGGAAAGAAGCCGGGCGATGATAAACATTGTAAAATCAGCTATTATATCGGGTATTATTGGTATTGCCGTGGGCGCTTTGGTAGCGTTTTTAACAAAATGAGTAGACGCAGGAGGTCAAATAATTTGAAAATATCTGGTTTAAAAAAAATATTATGTAATTTTGCAGATTTAGTAAAAGTGGCAACATTTGTAACTTTTGGTTTGGTGGGCACTTACATCGTGTTAATTTTAACAAATAAACAAGTACCGGAACATTTGATAGATTTTGTTAAAACAGTAACTACGCTTTATTTTGGTACACAACTGCATCAAAAAATAACGAGGGGAGAAAATCAAGATGGATAAATATTTTGTGTTGAAAAATGATGATATTGATCAATATTTATCACCAAATTATAAAAAAGTATTAGGTTTGATTTGTAGGAGGATTGAACGACAACGAATTTTGGCTGGAAAAACTCCTAAAAATGATTATTTAGTAATTAATAAAGATGAGATATTTATTGGTCAAATGTATGACGTGATGAAAGAAAGTGGAGTAAAAATAGTATGATCACAGTAGCTTTAAACGCAAGCCATTATTTACATCAATCAGGTAAACGAATTCCAACATCATTACTTCCAGCAGGTTATCCGGAATTACAAGCGAGTGAATGGTTTTTTAACAATAGAATAGCAAGATACACACAAGAAATATTAGTACAAGATTATGGTTGCAAAGTTGTACGTTGTGATGATGTGACGGGCGAAACCAGCCCTACATTATCAGCAAGAGCGGCGCGAGCAAATGACGCAAAAGCAGATTGTTTTATTACTATTGATCATAATGCCGGGACGTCTATTGGCAATCAGACGGGTATTGAGATTTTTGCAAAAAAACAAGCAGATGTAAAATCAATACAGCTGCAAAAAACAGTATATGAAGAAACTGTAAAATTAACTGGTTTAATTGGTCGAAGCAATCCGTTACCGTTTGAAAATTGGGCAGTGTTAACTTTAGCTAAAATGCCTGCGATTTTATGCGAATTTGGATTTATGAATGGGACTAAAGATTCAAAAATTATTATTACAAATGAATTTGCTTTAAATTGCGCGTTAGGTATTGTAAATGCATTAGTTAAAATTTACGGATTAAAAAAGATAGAAAATAATGAGGGTGAAATTATGCAAATAGTAGATGAATTGAAAAACAGAAACAATGTTGTAAATGCGGTTAAATCAAGGTTGGCTGGTAGCCCGTCTCAGGCAGAAATTGATACAGCAATAAAAAATAATGTGTTGGAAATTTTGGAATATTTAATTGTTAATAAAACTACAAGTGCGCAAGTTATGAAAGAATATGAGTTGGCAAAACAGGCGGGGATAACTGATGGTACAAATTATGGAATGCCTGCAACAAGGTTACAAGTCGCACTTATGGCGTATAGGACAATGTTTAAACCTCCACAGCCATAATATATTATGAGAGTAGGTTAGTTTGAAATGCCAGATGATGCAAAATGATAGAGGTTGTTTTAATATTATTTTGTGCGTTTATATCTGTTTTTGTATCTTATGTTTTTGTATTGATATTAAACTCGGATAGACACGAAACACGAAAACTGAAAGAGCGGGCGCAATTTAAAAAAAATAGAATAATTGAAGATTTAAAAAGTATAAATATGTTTTTATATATTGGTGATAAAAATTATACTTTGCCAAAAACGGTTGATTGTGTTGAGCAGCAAATTTACATTGCTCAACACAAAATATCAACTCTGCGAAAACATTATGAACGCAACACAAAATGGAATACCCCATATAGGAATCGGAGGAAGAAAAAATGAGCGTTACGCGTAAAATCTTATTGTTGACAATTTTATTATTTAGTCTTATTACGTTGTTTTGTTATGTTGGGTTTTGTTTAGGATATAATGGTTTAATTTTGATTGGGGAAATAGAGGTTCCCAAATTTATTAATGATATAATCAAGACTGCATTTTATTTAATTCAAACATTTTTATTAATTAGTTTTTGTCTAGATTGTTATAAATTAAAATCGTTATTGCCATTGTTTTTAATTTTTTCTGTGGTGTATTTAATTTCAGGGTTTATTTTTAACTTTGCTATTTTGTATATAAGCAATACTCTACCTTTGTTGATAGTACTGGTTGTGTCGATTAAAAATAAACATTTTAAAAAATCTTTAAAAAGGTTGTTTGTTTTAAATCTGTCTATATTAATATATCAATATTTGGTTTTAATTGTTAAAGTAGGATGTTTTGAATTTTGCTATAATGCTTTGACAGTTTATCAAGGTTGGATGATATCCATAGATATGATAATTTTGATCATAATTTTTTGGTTGATTGGAGGTGAAAAAAATTATGCTTTGGCCTTTGAGTATGTGGTTTTTCCCGAAGACGTCGGCGTTGTGCAGGAAGATATTGAAGATGGTTTAGTCCAAAAAGAATGGGCTGAACTGCAGGGTTACAAACTATGTAAGGCAATTATGTTATTGTTTGGGTTTCAATTATTGCAATGGCTGATTGTTTTACTGGTTTGTTGGATAGGTAACGTGTTTATAGAAGGCGTAATAATAACGGTAGCGTTTGTGGCTTATGGGTTTGTGATAAAAAATAAATGGCATAGCAACAGTATAGTGTTGTGTTCTGCCTTGGCTACTGTTATTTTTTACGCTGCGGCTAAAATAACAATTGCGTTTAAATATAGTCAATTTTTTTCAATTTTTATTGGGTTGATTTTGATATATATGTTTTATCGGTTAGGTGTAATGGTTAACCAAAAAAACAAAAAAGAATTAGAAATAAAAAATAGAAAATTAGATGTGTTACAAAGGGAAGTCGATGTAATGCAAAAACAAATAGATAATATGTCTGAAATATTGTGATGGCCACACAATTTTAGTCTAATTTTTATAAAGAGGTAGGTGAGGCACGACAAACACGGGGCAGGACTTTTGATAAAGAATTTAATATATAGGATGGAGGGAAGTATATGTATAGTCCATATATTCATCCAGGCGTCCCGACATATTATGGGATGCCAACTTATCAGCAGCAGCAAATAAACCCAAATCAACAGCAAATGGAAGAAAGGTTGTCCGCGTTAGAAAAAAGGTCAGGTTATATACCTCCACAACAATTTGGGGGATATGAACAACCAGCAGCGCAGGCAAATCAACCACAAATTAAAACACAAACTCAGCCCTATGTTGAGGTTGAAAATGAAAAACAGGCCAGGGAGTTCGAAATTGATCCTATAAACGGGATAGGTCTCGTTCACATTTTCAGTAATCCCCCAGGGAGCGAAGTGTATGTAAAACGCATAAATCCAAGTAATTTCCAAATGGAATTTAAGGTTTACGATGAACGAAAAATTGAACAAACGGAAGAAACAAAAATAAATGACGGCGTGTTACAGGAGATAAATAGCAGGCTTGACAGGGTAGATCAGTTTATAGAGATGGCTACATCTTTTTTTCTTAATTCTAATACAAAAACAAATTCCAAAACAAAAACATCTCAGGTAGAGAATGGGGATAAATAATGTTTGGTGATTTGTTGAGTAGCCTTGGAAATAAATTAAATGTTGAAAATATTTTACAGACAGCAATTAATTTTGTCCCAGGAGGAGCAGGGCAAGGGATAGCTGATACCGCACTTAAATTTGTTTCAAAAGGTGAAACGGCGTCGGCGTTTATGGATATGTTAGAAAACATGGTTGAAACATTGCCGATAAAATCAGATATGTACGGTCGTGGCTCCGTTATGGAATCAATGCCTAAAAATGAACGATTGAATTTTTTAAAAAATCATGCCTTTTGGAAAGAATTAAGAAAAAGAAGTGGAGACACGAAACAAATCGAGCAATACGGAACTCAATTATTGGGACATTTAAAATTTTTAAAATAAGGAGCATTAATATATGTTTGGCACAACTATGGATGCACATGGTAGCGGATTCCATCCGGTAGTTGTAGGGGAAAAGCATAGCGGCGATGAAAAGCACGGTTGGGGTTCTTATATATGGGCAATAATTATATTTATTGTTTTTATATTTGTTGTATTTTTGGCTTTCGCATTGATATTTAAACGCGATGAACGGCATGTTGGCGGTAACGCCATGGAGGCGATGACTCCGCTTTTAACTGCAATGGCGGTAAAGGATTGTAACCATAATAATAACGGATATAATCACGGTGTTTACGAGTGGGATGCAATGAGAGATACAGCGAAGCAATTTGCAGATACAAGGATGGAGATACAACAGGTTTCGTGGACACAATCAAGGGAAAATGACAAGTACCACTATGAGCAGCGGGCGGCTATAGACCGTAATAATTATGACACGTTGCTTGGATTTAAATCGTCGGAAATTGAAGGACTTAAGAATACGCAAAAAATAGAAGCCCGTATTGATGGTTTAGAAAATAGGCTTAATCAAGACATTATTAGAAAACAGGATTCGGAGATTACATATTTAAAGACGGTTGCCGCTTTGGCTCCGCGTCCTCCGATGCCTGCGTATATACCGCAATATAATTATGGGGTACATGGTTACGAGCCACATTGTGTTCCCGGTTGCGGTTAAAAGTTAAGTAGTTGTAGTAACGTTTGTTACTCGCTACGTCCGGGGTAGCGGTTGACAATAGCGACAACCGTTAGGCTCGTAAGATTACGTTAGACTAGTCGGTCTCCGAGTCTAATGTATGTCGCTAATATATTTTAAGGAGATCAAAAAAAAGATGTATGTAAATTATAGGCCCAGTATCATGTTTGGTAATAGGGGTTTTGAATACGGGCGTGAACATAGACGCGGTTGTGGCTGCGGTTGCGAATGCAAGGAATACAATTTTTACGAGTTTCCGGCACCGTCCCGCAAAGAGATGAAAAGGATTGACACAACGCAGCTTACGATACACACAGATGAGTTTATTCGCAAGGCTTGTATTAAAAAAGGTTGTTGCCCTCCAGAGCCTGTCAAATTGGTTGACGAAAAGAAAACGTTTATAATTTCAGCCGAAACAGAGTGTTTGAAAAAGGGTTATTATTACACCCTGGATATAGATCGTGACGTTCCTTACGAAGTGACGGGACTTGATACTTTTATTCTTGTTTCTCCATGTAGTTTTAAGCGCGGCGAGATCGGACTTAACTTTACCAAGACGATACACGGTGGTTGCGGTGAGTATGGCGAGGCTATGAGCTATGTCGGTGGGTTACCGGAAGATGGTGAATATGTTGACGGCTATGCGGATGGCGGCGTTCCTAGTGACCCGGCGTTCCCGGCGCAAGATTATGTATGTTGGCATGGGTTCCAAGATGACGGCAAAGCGGAATTAATCCCAGTAAAACTTGACATTCACGGTTCAATTGCAACGGGCGAAAACTTCTTTACTGGTCGTTATAAGATTCCGGGCGTAGGTCGTCCATATAGCAACAAATTTGTGCTTTTCCTTAACAATGCTAACGAGTTCGTTTTGTCGAGAAACTGGCACAGACGCAGTGATTACGCATAAGTTTAATTATTAGTTTAATTGGGAGGGGCATAACAACCCCTCTCAAAAATTTTATAAGGAGTTTAAAAATGGACAGAGTATATAAACATTTAGATAGGGTAGCAGACCGCATTTTGATAATGTTGGAAAAAGATTTGCATGAGATTACCGACGCGGAATCTATGATGATAAAACATACATGTGATTATTATGTGTCGGTTCATACTTTTGCAAAATGCCATGAAGATGTGGAAGATGAAATGTCGGAAGAGCACGACGAAGACAATCCAACGTCACGTGGTCGTAGCTATAGGCGGTGATAGCTTTGGACAGTGAAAAGTTTGATTTGATTTTTGATAAATTAAATTTTACAGTAGAAAAGATGGTTGAAAAAGGCGCAAAGGCAAACATACCGGAATTATCCGATGCCATAAATGATATTAAAAATCTAATGTGGTACAAAGAAAATTATTATGTTGAAAATTGGTTTATAAAATCTATTTGGGATGAAATAAAGTCAGTTGAAAAGTACTATAAAAAGTGGCAGGAGTCCAACATTGATCAATATAGGGTGCTTGCAAA